CGAACTCGTCGAGAAAGAGGATGTTAAAAGACATACCTCGGACAGCACTTGCAGACGTAGATGCTGCCAGAATTTTACTGCCATTCTCCAACTCCATAGATCCTTTGTTCCAGGATATAATACCCTGCTGCATCCATTTAGGCAAGTTTTCATATGCAGTTTGTAATCTACTTAATAATTCTCTGGCGGTTGCTGCTTTGTTAGCAAGGATGCCAATATTAACACTATCGTTAAAAACTGCATAGTGAAGAAGATAAGATACCACAGTCGTAGATTTACCAGTCTGACGAGGCATCTTACAAATATTGAATCTGTTTTCATGGAAGTTGTTAATTAACTTTTCCTGAAAATGATATGGGTGGAATTGGGTTAGACCTTCATCAAGAGAAACAATCTTGATGTAGTTATTAGCAAAATATACAGGATCTTCTTTACATTTGAGGAACTCAATAATTTGTTCCTCTGTAAATTCAATCTCCGTATTTGCTTTTTTTAGATTCGGATTACCAAGATACTGTTCACTCATAACAAAAACCTAATTCAACATTTCCAACGTCTACGTGCTTTGCAGATTTTCTTATCTGGAGTTTTCTTACAATCAATATTGTGCATCTTTCTCTGACCATCAGAGCGAGCACAGAAAGACTTACGTCTCTTAGAATCTTTGCTTCCTTTCTTCACCTTACCAGTTACGGCAGTCTTCAGTTTGGAACCTGGATTCTCACGTTTGTAAGCATTAACAGATTTCTGACTCATACCATCAACACCATCATTACGGTTTGACTTCTGCCAGTCTTCACCCAACTTTTGATTTACTTCTTTTTCAGTTGGGGGTCTTAATGTAGCGGCTTTTTTCAGTGCATCAATTTTTTCTCTGCCTTTAAGTTTTTTTGCTGCCGCTACAGCAGCATTATACTTTTCATATCCAGGAATTGCTTCTTGGAGTTCCATATCTGCCCTCCAATCAGAGAAATGTGCTTTTACGCAACGGTTGTAAGTTTTACCGAACAGTTTCTGAGTTCCTGCTTTCTTGTAACCTTTCCAGCACTTCTTACCTGCTTCATCAAGCATATCACTACCAATACCTTGAGATGGTTGAAGTGGTTCTGCTTTGATGATATCTACAGACTCATATTCAGTTGCTTGAAAGTCATCTCTCCAGTTGGAGAACTCATAACCTTCTTTCTTGGTTTTATTACCCCAGTTCTTAGCGCCAACTTTACGGCACTTAACTAAAGCACCAGAAGCATAAGCACTTGGCCAGACAGAATAGCGAGACTTGACCTTATGATAGCAAGCATCTTTCTTGCCTTCATCAACTAGATTACCTTCTGGTTCGTAATGTGCTTTATCCGTTTGAACTGGTGGTTTTTTACCCGATTTCTTTGATTTAATATGTGCATCAATATCAGCAGGAGTCCTCAAACTTCCATCAAGCATTTTTTGCTTGCCAGTTGAATAACTACCATATCTGTAATCTCCTTCACTGATACCGCGTGCTTTTTTCAGGGCATCATCTAATCTTTTATTTCTTCTATCAGTCATACCCTTGATTGCATCATGCGCTTTCTTACCAATTATTCCTCCACCGATAGCAGTTCCTGCTGCTAATCCTAAACGGATTGCTGCTGCAGCACCTTCATCAAGATGTTCTAAGTCTGCTCTCCAGTTTGAATAAGATGCTGATACCATTTTTGCTTTACCTTTTCTATTGGGATTTGGATCTTCTCTACGTTTCTTTGCTGCTCTTCTGCTTCTCTCTTTCTTGCTCATGTTGGCTCGATCATCAGCATCACGGCAAAATGGTTTAGTTTTTTGTCCTGGTTGTTTGGCACATGGTTTTCCATCATATTTACCACCTGCTTGAACCCAACCACCACCTTTAAACCAGTCGCGGAGCGAGTAACCTTTGGACTTAGCAGACTTACCGTCGCGTTTTTCAACAATGACTTCTTCATCCATCTTATCAGCATAACCAGCAGCAGCATCAGTATCGTGTGCTGTATCAGTAATCTTTGCTTGCATCCAAGCAGGAATATCTTTTTCCTTTTTACCCAATGCTTTTCTCAGTTTTGATATGTTTCTTGCTGACTTTTTGAGTTGACTTTGTGCCATTGCAACTTCATGGTCACCTTTCTTTTCTTCTTCCATTGCCTGCTTACGGATAGTAGCAAAGTAAATCTTGGTACCTTCTTCTTTACCATACTGATCGATCATATTCTGCTTCATATCAGATTTATCATATTTTTTCTTCAGCATGGTGTCCTTTCTTTTTTGAGCAGGACTCATTGTTGCTTCACTTACCTTTTTTCTACCCCCACAGTGTGCTCGCTGAGAGAATCCTTTTGGATTATCACAATCGATGGATTTTTTGTACTTAGCACTCCACGCTTCAGAGACTCCGCCTCCGCCTCCACCATTAGAGCCCCCATCAGAGCTCCCATTCCCATTTCCATTGCCATTTGAGTGACTTCCATTCCCATTTCCGTTCTTCTTCTTTCCTTCATCATTTTCATGATCTTCATCTTTCATGAGTCTACCGCCACCCATGACATGATATCCCATTGGGATTCTTTTACACTTCTTAGAAGTGAAGCAATAGTAATATCCTTTTTTACAGGATTTTTTCGTCATTATTTACTGTCGGAATCATTATTATTTAGAAAACCTTGTTTCAGTAGTTTTGACAACTCTGAGGTCGATCCAACAAATAATGCATTATTAGTAACATTACTTGGACCTTTTTTAGTATTATCTTCTTCCAAATCCTTAAGTTTCTTTTGAAGATCTGCTAACTTATCGGTAGTATCAGCAACCGATTTAATTAATTGTCCAGCAACCTCATATGCTCTAGGACTTGCACTTTCACCAGCAAGTTCCATTATTCCATTTATTGCCTCTTGACCTTTTTCTATAAGAGAATATAAGTTAGCACGAGTATATTCATAATCTTTTTTTATATCATCTTTTTCCACTTTTGGTGGAACAGGTTTTGAAGGTTGAGATTCAACAATGCTACTTTCAACGTCAAGTGCTTTGTCAATAGATTCATAATTATTATTCATATTCATTAAATATCAGTTTGACGAACTTGACTGTAGGTTTTATTATCAGTAAATATTTCAATTCCTTCATCAAATCCAAAATCATCCCCTGGTTGCAATAATGCATGATCTACTGAATCTATTACACCATCATTATTTCTATCAACTTTAGATGTTGGTGTTACTTTATATCTAACCTCTCTCTTCGCAGTCTTAGTATTTGTATCAGTATACATATCAACTTGAACCTTACGAATAAGTCCATCACTGCTATCAGCGATAGCACCAAACAGATATGTTTTTGCAGTAAAGTTCAATGTATGAATCAATGCCCTTCTTGTATCAAAGTTTCCTTCATAATCATCTTGAAAACTAACAGAATCTAAAACAATTGGGATATCTCTCTTCTCACCAATAGAATCTACTAAGTCTATGGTTAAGTTAAAATGTGGTTGAAAATATGGTAATATCTGCTCAAGCACTTGTAAGGAATCATCGTTCAACTTTGACAGCAAATTTAATTCAAATCCAATATTATATGGAACAGGCATAAACACTTTCTTTACCTTACTTCCATCATCACAAGTTTTAAAAGTTTGAATTAAACTTGACTTTCTAGATGGATCATAATTTATTGATGTCATTTCAAATGACATTCTTGGCAATGTAATTTGAATTGCCTTATTTAAATCTGCTTGCTGCTCTAGTCTTGCTAAGAATTTTTGACTGGGTCCATATGCTAAAGGAACCTTTATATCGCTATCTGCTTCACCTTGCCCATCAGTATGCCTAACATGAATATCATTAAATAACGTCCCAAACGCTATAATCGTTTTTCTTATTATTTGATGATAATAATAATTTCCTAGCATTAATATGTACCAAATGGGTTTCTTTCACTGAAGTCAATAATTTTATCAGCCTCAGATTCAAATATGTCGTTCTCCGAATATTTATCAACTACATTATCTTCAGAATATTCCTGCACTGGATATCTTGCTCCAGATTCTCTTCCAATAATTGTTTCTCCGGGGAAGAAAGTATTTCCTGTCGTAGCCCCAATTCCAATCTGTGCAACTCTCAAAATAGCTTCATCTGCATCCCAAGATTTAACTCTAGCTTCAATGAGAGACCTTTCACCATATACCAATTCATTAAAGATATAATTACCAGATGCTTTTATTATATCTGGATCTGAAATTATAACTTCTGGTGCGGAACTATATCCTCTTCCAGGATCCTGAATTAGGATTGCCTTAAGAACATCATTACCAAGTACATCTTCATTATTACCAACCCTACCAATAGATGCAATACCAACAGCAGTTTTTGCTATTCCACTGTTTGGTGGAGATCCTATGGTTATTACAGGTGCTGTAGAGTATCCAACACCACCATCGGTTATGTTAATTCTAATAACTCCTTGTCCTGTGGTTACAATACCACATGTAGCAGATGCTCCAACTCCTCCACCACCAGATATTGTAATAGTTGGTGGAACAACATATCCAGCACCAGCATTAGTGAGTAAAATTTTCTCAACAGAAGTTACTCCACCTCTAGTTGTTATAAATCCAACAGCGGCAGCATTATCTCCAACTTGTCCAGTTGGTGATGACGTAATTCCAATGATTGGTGTAGAAGTATATCCATAACCATCATTATTCAGGAAAATTTCACTAACATAACCGCTATTTACAGTTCCCTGAATAAATGCATCAGCAACAGCAGTTCTTCCTACACCAATCAAATTCAACGTGGTTATATGACCCTCATCCTGAACCTGAGTGTCAATTGATCCAATTGAGGTATCAATAACTTCATCTTCATACTCGAAGAGTTCACATTTCAATTGGAATACATAATTTTTCCCTAATTGATAGAAAGGATCTTCATGCTCAACAAACTTTACTTCAAATAATCTTTGACCTAATGGAAAATAAACTAAATCTCCTTCTCTAGGTCTACCTGAAGTAGGTATTATAGAATTATCTGTTCCGTCATCTTGTCCTGCCATAAATGGAGCGACAAAATCTTCAAATCTCTCCTTGGAGATTGTTAATATTAACTCATCACGAATACTAACACCGAATTTTGTCATAATATCGCCAGCACCACCATAACCTTCAAAGGTGTTTACATATGCTTCGATTGCAAAATTATCATCAAATTTTGAAGTTTGCACTTCTTCAATAATTGTTTTTTTATTTACAAATTTTCTGGGAATATAAGTTACTTCAACACCATGAAATTGTAAGTGCTCATTTATTAGATCTTGGACTAATCTTTGTTCAGATGCAGTCCCTTGTAGAAAAAACGGATTAAGTGCCATTATCCAATAAAGTCGAGGGGTGGTAATTCATATTCAGTCATCATCCTAGATTTGATATCTGCTATTTCAGACTCTGCCTGCTGTAAAATTTCCCCTCCATTTAATTCAATTCCCCCAGGTAATTTTACTCCTCTAAACTTACTAAGATTCCTTCCCCACTGCCTTTTAATGAGAGCAGTCAAATATAGTTTCATAAAACTATCATTATAAATCTGAGTGAAACTATTAGGATCTAATGCTCTGTAACACTCAATAACAATAAACTCATCTTTTGATTGAGAACCCCAATCAATATCAAGATATAATCTATCCTGCCTCTTGTTAAATCTTATCTGTTTATCTGTTGTGAGTAAATGATCAATATCCTCAAGATATGATTTGACCATTGAATATTGAAGTAATTCAACTGAATTGAAGTAATATAAATCGTTTAGAAAAAGTTGATACTTAATACTAAACATTCCACCAGAAATTGAACTGGTATCAAACTTAAAAATTTTTTCGATTCCTATTACAGAATCTGGAACCTGAATATAATTTTCGGTTTCATAAAAATTATATGTTCTACCAGAAGTATCGGTTGCTGTGGAACCAACTATTCCAGTTCCACTAGTTCCCTTTCCTCTTCCTCTATTTACATCATCTTCTGTAATCTTGTACTTAAGATACATCTTTTCAACACCGTCATAGTGACGTTCGTTGAAGTATTGAATCGCATCATCAACCAAATCATCAATTTGGTCTTCGTCCACATTAATTTCTAAAACTGGAGCACCAAGTTGACGTAAGCAATAATCAATTAATCCTTGCCTGGTTGATGGTTTTGCCATATTACTCTTCTAATTTTGCTTTGAGGTCAGCGTTTTCTTGCAGCAAATCATCAAGTTGTTCTTTATAGTCTTGAGACAAAGTTGCTAACTTTGCTTCAAGTAAAACATTTTGATTCGATACTGCTGCTAATCTAGAATTATAAATTTTGATCAGAACGTTGACATCCACTTCACTTTGATTTTCCATTAGTTACCTCAGAACGTTCCCCCGTCTAGAGTTGAAGTCCAGTGGGGCTTATTAGTATATATGTCGGTGATTCCAGCTGGATTAGATGCTAAATTACTAATTCCACCACTTACACCTTCTCTTCTCAAATTTTGACCAGTGACAAATGTTCCTTCAATTCCAACCAAACTTACGGTGGTTGAACCAGAAACTGGAGTTTCAACAATACCATAAGCATTAGTTGAATCTTGCCTAATGATATCTCCTGCAGATGCTGTAATTGATGCTGTCAAAGTAAATTCTTTCTTTGTAACAGCAGTTAGTATCTGCTTTGATGTAAATATTGGGAGAGCAGGAGCATTAGTTGATCTCTGTAATCCTGACTGATCAAAATAAACAACACCACCTGTGGCATAATCACCGGTTTGATAGTAGATACCCTTGATATCAAGGAAACCTTTAGTACCAGTTACTACACTATTGTTTATCTGACCATCAGGAACATAAGTCCATCTTCTGCTATCATCACCATGTGTTCCATGAGTTTCTGGATTGACAACAGATGATGCGATAGAATCATCTTCAAAACCAAAGAAACCAAGTCTATTATTAATTACACCAGTGCTTGTATTATACGAGAACGAAATACCTCTATCCGTATTCGTATCATATGCATGAGTGATTGTTACCTGTGAGGTTGTGCTTATACCAGCAGTAGTAGCAGCATCTAAGGTAATAGTTTTAGTTCCAGTATTAACAGCGTTGACTGCCGTAGATGCTGGAATACTTACATGATCAACAATGTCACCGGCATTGATGCCAACAACAGAATCGAGGACAATCTGATTAACACCAGTACCAACAGTAGCCATGACTGTTCTTGTGCTGGTAACATCACCTATATGAAGAATAGGATCATTTACTGTTGCTGAAGTTGAGTTAACAGTTGTAGTAGTACCATCAACTTGAAGGTCTCCTTTGATTACAACAGTACCTTCATTGCTTAATCCATCTGGATATGGATCAATGAATAGTGTATCAGAACTTCCAGGAGTAGTTGATATAATATTATTTTCAATTCTTATATCACCAAGAATTGTTTCTGCATCAACTTTAATATCTGTATTCCAAGTCCATGGAGCACCAGTTACCTGAACACGATTCGTTCCATCTTCATCATATTCGATTCTAGCATCATCATCATCACCAAAGGCAAGGAATGTATCATCGGGTATTACAACCTCTCCTGTACCGTGAGGATCTAATTTAATATCTCCATCAGTATCTGTAGATGAAATTACATTTCCATCTATTCTTAAGTTATCTACATTCCACTGATTGACTTTGAGTGATTCTGCTCCACCTAAACCTGAGTTGGTAGCAGGTGCCATGATGGCAACGACGCCCCTATCTTGGTTTCTGGAGTTATGAGATGCTGCTGGAATTATACCAGGCTCATGCTCCATCATGGAGGTATAATAGAATCCACCAACTGGATTGGCATTAGTGCCGTCATCTCCAAGGAAAACTCTATCCTTATATTGATTTAAACCTCCGTAACTACCAATACCTGTTACGTATCCGAGTTCTCCCCATTGTAAAGATGCTGGTTTATTAGTACCCGAGGATCTTTTGATCCTGATAATACTTGCCATTTCAGAAATTTCCTCCGTTGATGTCTAAATTCTGTGTTGCGCCTGGTGTCAACTCCAAGGTTGCTTCCCACTTTTGAATAGCACTGTTGTACACTAAGACCATGCCATTCTGTAAGTTTGAAGCACTAACATCACTAAGTTCAGCCAAAGAAAGACCTTGGGCACCCGCAAGAGAAGATATAACTTTAATTGCAGGTTGTTGTCCTACCCTGACCTTAATATCAGCCATTTACAATAGATTTTCAGGATCTAGGAATTATTTATACTCCTTCAAGTCCCAATTGGGCAACCACTTCCTGTTGTTTAAGGTAAAGCTTGGCATATGATTTAGCAATATCCTTTAGTGTTTTTTTAT